CCAGTTGGACCTGTATTGCCTGTTGAACCAGTTGATCCTGTCGGACCAGTAGGTCCTGCATTTCCTTGGCTACCTGTGGGACCAGTAGGTCCAACCACAGTAGATGGTGCGCCAGTAGGTCCTGTAGCTCCAGTCGGTCCTGTCGGACCAGTTACACCTTGTATACCCTGAGTTCCAGTAGGACCTGTCGGACCTTGTAAACCTTGTACACCCTGAATACCCTGTGGACCAGTTGGACCAATAGCTCCTTGAGTTCCCGTAGGTCCTGTTGCGCCTACTGCACCCGTTGGACCTGTAACACCTTGAATACCTTGCGTACCTTGTGGTCCTGTTGGACCTGTGGGTCCTGTACTTCCTGTTGGACCTTGTTGGGTAATAGGTGCAGGTGTTGACCAAACAATAGTTGTTGGTGTTTTAGAGTTTACAAATGCAATAGACCACCAAATAGTTGTAGTTGGTGAACTAGGAGGTGCATTTAACCACCCTGTAGGAGGTGTTCCTGTATTTGTAGAGTAACTCCATGATCCACCAGTAGGTGTAGCAGGAGCAGTAGATCCTTGATAAAAAATAAACCATTCAAAGAACGTGCCACCATAGTAATTATCTGTACTCCCGTACAACCCATTACTTTCATTAGGCTGAACAACTTGTGCAGTTGCAGTTGAGCCGTATAGTCCTTGTGTTGCCATTATCTGAACTCCTTTGGCTCAAAGTACCAACCTGGTTTTGGCTCATAAAATTTTGACCAATTCCCATGTTTTTGCGTTTGTCCATATATATTTATATAAACCATTTGCAAAGAAATATTATTAGCTTTTGCCGCAGAACTTAAACTAGGAAACTTTCCTGCAGGAGTTACATAATATCCTTTGAAGCTAGGATGATCTTCTCCAAATTTACCAAGATTATTTCTAGCAGAATTTTTGCTCATTTTTTCTCTAACATCTAATCTTTTTGAAACATTAGTTTCCCCGTTAGAAGCTCCTTGCAATCCTTCTTCCAATACTATATTAGCCCAATTATTAGAATTTACAACATCATTTTGTTTGCAAAAATTAATAGCGTATTCTTTTAGTTTTTCTTGGTTTTGCCAAATACCAAGTAATTCAGTTGTGTAATTACAACCATGTTTTTTTAAATGATTTTTCCAATGTATTCCACTACCTTTGTATGTATGTATTTTTTGCAAACGAGTAGTTTTACCAAAATATTTCATTCCAGTAACATTATGAGTTTTTACATATAAAGCAGTTGTTTTAAACATTTATATACTCAGCGGAAAGAATATCTGCAGTTACGGGGTTGGAATTCAGAAGATAAATGTCTATCTCCTCCACTCCAAAGATCTTTCATCGCTTGATCCTCAATTAATCCGTAAGCAGCATCAAATCTTGCATTCCACTTATCTGCTTCAGAAACATTCTTTTTCTTGTCGTAATAAGCCCACAATACTTTATACATATACCCTTCAGGGAATGTTGCAAGAATTGCATTACTTTGAACAATAGGGTTTAGTGAATCTGTTGTTGGGCTAAACAAGAATGGGAAAGCCTTTACATAATATGCAAGTATTGTTGTTCCGTTACCAGGATTAGGAGTAAATAAATAGTTAGGTCCTACTTCTGAGAAATTAGCTCTAATAACCCTTGGAACACCAAAAGGTTTTACATAAAGCTGATCAATCATTGATAAACGAATAATCTCTCTATCTCCAACCCTGTCGTAAATAATCCAAGGTCCAAACCCTGCATTCAATGTGCCTGGAGGAACTTGAGAACTAGGAGTTTGTTGAAAGAAAATAATAGGCCAGTTCATATCCGCAGGGATAGGAGCTAAACCATTTGTATTTGTAACAATCGTAGAAGGGTTAACTGGGTCATAAGGATTGCTCCTTAGCGCAGGTAAATAAATTGTTCTAAAAGATAACTCTGCAAATTGAATACAGAATTGAATATCCATTGAAGATTGCGTAGGGAGCTTTAAAATAGCCGTAGGATACGTTGTGAAGCTCCAGACTAAGTCAGGGTCAGATACAGTAATTGTGCTTGTAGAGACTGCTGTAACTAGAGTAAAAGGTCCCATTTGGGTTGGAGAAATAAAATCCCCAACTAACACCAATGATGTGCAATCAGAAGCAGTAGTAATGACTCCTGTTAATGAATTGTATGCAGTTGCATTAACGCTTATTGATGTTGGAATAGCTCCTACCCATTGAGCCACTCTTGTAACGAGGTTGTTGGCAGATTGGATAAAAAGAGACATAAAACATCCTCATCGAGTAGGTATTATCGGATTGTAAGGCAATGGTATTTTTCCGCTTGGATGACAAACAAAATCTGAGTAATATTCGTTAACTATTGCGTAAAAAAGAATCTTGTCATCAAAGTCTTGCTTGATTAATTCCCAAGGACGATTATTAAACCACCTAGAACTTATTTCGTGAGCAAAACACTTGGGTAAATCCATAGCATGGAAAGTACCCGCAAAAAAAGGATTGGCAGTTCCGTGAATCTTGTAGAACTCCCGTCTTTCTTTACAGTTTTGTCTAATATTTTCTACGTTATGTTGCGTATATTGGACATATCGTTGACCATCTTCAGCACCAATTTTGTAGTCGATACGATCAGTCTTGAATGTTTGACTCCAAGTGCCAGACTTAACATCATTAAACATTTGGTTATTTCGGGCTAAAACACCCTCAATACCTGCTTCTAGATTACCCTTCATGTAGTAATCTTCGTTAATCTTGGCTTCTTCGTTGTCTAAATTCAATTCCATATCTTCTCCAAAAAAAAGGGAGAGAACCCTTTTGGGATTCCCTCCAATCTCTCAACTAAATTAAGCGAGGTAACGCTTAACTTGTGAAGCGGCTCTAGGTGTAGTGATTGGTGTACCAGTTGTGATTGCGGCAAGAACTGCAACACCGGCTGGGTTACGAACAATCAGTGTACCTTCCATGATGTACTGATCTAAAGAAGCATCTGCATTTGAGAATACTTCGTTGTTTGGACCTAGTTCACGCAAAGAACCCCATTGAACAACATCAGGATTCAAGAAAAGAATCGCATTGTTGTTTGAACCTGTCTGATCCATGATCCAGTTGTCATCGATTTGGTATGTATAGTTGAAGTCTCCTTCGTATGTACCAATCGTGTCTCCCTTGTCAGCAGGATTAAACCTGTTAATAGAGCGTGACTGTGGAATGTTGTCAGAAATTGTGGTTCTGAGTGATGTAGGCACAACCATGTTTGTAATCTTAGCGTTGAAGCGTTGTTCAGCGGCAGTTACTAACTGTTTGTACAAAACAGGGGAGAAAGGTTGGTTTGTCTCGTTAGCACCAAATGAGAAATAGCCCAATCCTGCGTTAGACAACAAACCATTGAATGGTACGTTAGTGTCTGTAGAAGTTGTTGTGTCTGTACCATCAGAAGCCGCCAAGTTCAATACTGAAACACCATCTGTGTCATTTCCTGAACGTGTACCTGCAAAAGCAAACAAAGAACCAAATCTACGTCCGTTGTTTGGTGATGCGCCTTGAGTTGCTGACTGTCCAGAGTACTTGATTGAAGCACCATCTGCACGAACCATTTGGAGTTCAACGTCAAACATGATCTCAGTTAATTGCTTAACTTCTTGATATGCTTGTGGATCTCCACCTGCTTGCTCAACTGCACGAGCAGTACCAGTTGCACCGATAACTGTTGTGAAGATTTGTGTGTAGTTACCAATGTTGGCACGAGTGTTAGATGCTGCCAAAGAAGAAGTGACTGCTGCACCTTCTAAGTTTGCATTAAGTGTAGGCTGACGGAAATAGTCATTAGGCCAAATGTGTAGCGTAGAGTTAATCTTACGCTTTTTGGACATTGCCATGTTAGTTGTTGGAGTACGATCTTTAACATAGTTAGAGACTGTTAAGTCCATATCTTTAACTACGATATCTGTTTGGTATGGTCCGTTACCATTACCTAGATTTGCTGATGTGATTTGTGCCATGATTTTATAGTCCTAAAAGGTTACTTACGTCTTTGTTTGTTAGTCGCAAGCATTGTTGCCAAAAGTTGCCTAGTTGCATTCTTATCGCCTTTATTAGCCGCCTGTTGAAGTCTCTCAGTCTCTGAAGAAGGTGAGGTTTTTGCTTTAGCTCCAGATTTAATACTAGCCGCTATCGAACCACCCACATTGCGAACTACTGGCTTTTCACGGAACTTCATTCCATCCCGTATCAAACCCAATAAAAACTCATCACTAGAGATCAAATCAATATTTGGAACCCCAGGAACAAGTGTTGCATTCGCACTTTTCCAATCCTTAGATAATTTATCTCTTAATTCCTCAAAATTAGCCCTGTTTGCCAGTTCTTTATCTGAGAAACTTTGCCTAGCTTTATCCAGATTCTGTTTAACATAATCTGCTCTAGCATTAAGAAACTCTTGTACCTTTGGACGATTTGTCTGGATGAACTTAGACTTATCCTGAATAAGTTGATCATTTTGACGGATAGCTGCATCCGCTTCTGATTTCTCTAATTCAGTTTGTGCCCTTTCACGGATTTGCTTCCATTGTTGGTTATAGCCTTGAAGTGTAATTAGCTCATCTGCTGCTTCTTGCAACTGAGGAACCAATGTCATCTCAATACCAATTTGCAATCCGTCTAGTTCAGCCCTTCTTCTTGACTCATACTCTTCAAAATCAGCTTTTTCAGCTTTAAGTTTTCTAGAGTTTTCGTCTAAAGCACTTGTTTGCCCAAGGAGAGTAGCCGCCTTCTTTGCAGTTAATTCAACGAACCCGCCTTCTGCGTTTTTGTTCGGTATCCTTAACTTCATGTCAGGATTTTGCTCTGCAAATTCAAAAAAGTTTACTGGTTCGTTGTCTCCTGCGGAGGACTCCCCATCTTCTTGATCTACAGTTTCCTCAGTCTCACTTGTACTTTCTTCAGGTTCAACTTCCTCTTCGGGAGTAGCCTGTGGGGATTCAGCTAATGCTTCCTCTTGTCCACCTGGAGGCTCTTTACTGCCAATCACTTGAGGACTGTTCCGTCTATTAACGGCAATCATCTCAGCAATCTGTGCTTCTGGGCTTCCAGTTTGTTGCGAAACGGCCTCTTCGGTTACGTTTTCCATAGTTTATCCTATTTTCCTAAGTTGTTGCAATTCCTCTTTAAGACTTAAGCCTTTTGACTTAGCCTTTTCCAGCTCTCTCTCTAACTTCACATCAGAAAGTCTTTCCATGTATTCAGTCTTTTCTATGAAAGTAATGAAATCCCTAATTCCAATAAGATTATGAGAATACTCAATCTTTTCTTTATCTGTCTTGCAATCTTCAATTCTGTCCATGATGTAAAACCGATAAAGGTTGAACAACAATGCCAAATCATTGTTGGCTAATAATCTTTTTGCAGACTGTGCGTTTTCCGCAACAAGTACCCGTCTGTGAGATGGTGCTTGGCTTTCTGTATCCTCTACCCTAGTCCTCCGATTAAAGTAATCGGTAATATTTCCAATCAAAGTCTTCATAAATCTCCTAGTCTATTCTTACGTCTTTAAGATTACCTTTTTTAGCCGCCATAGCATCAAACATATTGTCTACGTCCATCTGCTGAGTTTCTTTAACAATTTTGCCAGTCTTAGCCTGAACTTCTTGAGTAGTTGCCTGATTAAGTTGTGCTTTAGATTGATGCAATTGGTCTTCAGCAGAAGGAGGTGCTTTAGATTTAGCTTGAAGTATCTTCATTGCCTCTTCTAAAGTTGGTAAATAAGCATCAACGTGTCTTACACCCAATACTCTTAATGTATCTTCGTAAGGTCTTCTAGCTTTTTCAAACATCTCAGGCATATCAGGTGTCAACATCATCATTGCTTGTGCAAATTGTTGTTGTGCTTGAGTAATTAACTGTTGTCTAGTTAACCTATTCTCATCAGACATAAAACCTAAACCTAAGTCAATATTAATCATCTTACGATCAATAAACTCATAGTTAGCCATTTTCTGTGCATCTAAGAATGGTCCACCTTTCTCAGAACATATGTGCGCCAACTGCTGAATTGAATAATCATCAGCATATTGGATCATTGTGTGCCAGACCAAATGAATCAAATCTTGTACGGCTATCGCACAGTTTTTAATTAACTCATCTTGGATCAATTGGTTTGGACCCATAGCAGTTTGTAGCTTGAATCCTGAATTACCATCCTTCATAACCTCTGGATTTAGAGAATCATTAGGATTGGTCATTCCAATCATAGCCATGTTGTCTTCTTTAAGCGACTGCATAGCAGACTCAACATAAGCGAGATTACCTTGTAAAGGAGCAAACTCATAAACGTGTTTAGCAGGATCAAACTTACGATCCAAAATAAACAATGCAGATACACCTCTTTGAATTTCTTCAGCATCTATAAATTCTGGGTTAACTCCCATCTTAGGAGTGGAGGCTTGCATTGCAAAAGACAATTCAGCACGTTTAATAGATGTTGCATACTCTTGAATAGGTACTAGACGCTCACCCAAAGAGTAACCAAAGAAGTTCCCAGTAATGGGCTTTGGACACATATTAGCCAAAGGAATGAAATCCACTTCCTTGACATACAAAATGTATGAACCTGAGTAACATACCTCAACAATCTCTTCTTCGCCATCGCCATCTACATCTTTCCTTAACCATGCAGTAGTTAACATAACTACTCTTGCATATCTATCTGCACCTTGTGAGGCAATAACACCTTGACCAGGAACTGGGGTTGAATCTCTAGCGTGAAGTGCTAAATCATTCTCTAATGCACCTGCTTGGTAAGCTCCCGCAGGACCATATGCTGCGTGATCAGCGAACTCTTCCATGTCAATAAAAGGATACTGAACCTTAGCTTCATGGATGGTCATTGGCTCATAAAAACCCACAAAATCTTGATACATGATCTGTGGGATTGTTGGATTACAAACAAAATAATGTTGTGCAACGTGCTTAATACGAATATTTGTCTTTGTGCCTGTCAACTTATATTTAGCACGATAAACAGTATTATTTCTTATTGCTTCATTGAGTTCTGCGCCTGGATCAACCTCTTGTTCTGCCTCTTGCTCATCTCCAGGTTGCATAGCCTCCATCATGGCTTGTTGTAAATTTACATCAACCTTACGCATCTCTTGTCTAAGAGGTTTTAACCCTTTTTGAGCTGCTTCTATTTCAAATACTTTGAGTTGATCCCTAGTACCTGTTACTTCTTTGTATTGAATGATGTTTTCTCTAACAGGCATAACCATCACAATACCATTCTTGTGCAATAAGGCATCTTGTGCCCAATCACGAATGGTCATGTAAGAGTTATTCTTGTTATTTAAGAAATACTTAACCATATCTGTTGCTTGTTCAGCACCATCTTGGTCAGATTCGTCAAATCTTTCAAATTCAAAGTTTACTTTACCATCTGGCATCAAACATTTTGTAATTACCGCAGTTGCATAGTCAATTCCTGGGGTAACAATAGGATGGATGTAATCTAAACCCCTAATTGGCTCTGTAGATTCAGATACTGGAATGTTTAAATAGTGATAATCAGTAAATCTGTTGTAAGTATTTTTAGCTTGAGTAAGCCTTAAGTAGTCAACCATTTTCATATATGCTTCATGGCATACTTTCTCAGCAATACCACGATTGCCAGAGGGTGAGGCTAAGTTTTCAACTACTAAATTTTGTTTAAATAACATATTTAACCTTTAGATTCTTTGCATTTTGCCTTCAACGACAGGGATTCTTCTTGCCTCAAACGTATTCGCTCTGCTAACTACGGATTCTCCATGTCCTTGAATTAATGCCAATATTCCTATTCTTGCTGAATCTATATGATCATCAGGATCACTAAATTTTCCCATTTCGTCAATAGCGTAGTTTCTAGCTTCATCAAGGAATTCTTTACAACTTTCGTTTACCAAAAGTGTTTTACGCTCCATCATAAGCCTCATTATATTGATTCCGTAGGCTTTGTGGTTAGTTACCTTACCTTGATCATTAACGGGGTTTAAAATTGCGCCTGAAATGCAATTAAGCCCGTATGAATCTTCAAATACTTCCCTAACGCTTTGCTCTGTAAGAGTATATCGTCCTGCCGTTGCTGCATCGTGAGGTAAAGCAATTGGTACTCCCTTGGATTCTCTATCAAGCAAGTAGTGAACGTATTCATCTGGAGTTTCCCCAGACGGGATTTTGATTTGCCTGTGTAGGTAAATAATTTCGTTGATAGGATTTCTAAAAAAGAACGAGATAACTGTCGGGTCATTCTTAATCCCCAAGTCAAAACTGATTAATCTTTCTAATACCTCATTATTACGCAAATCATGGTCTGTAGCTTTATAAATAGGCCACTCAAGCAAGGGAAACACAACCCCTTTGCCCATTAAAGGAATGCCATTCATACGACATTCCCTTTCCCAAGGCATAAAGTCTCTGGCTAGTTGTTCACGCTCCTCCAAACTAAAAAACGGCTCTCCCCATTCGTTGACAAAGGGAACATCATCCCAAGTGACTCGAACATGAGCGTATCCGTCAACTTCGTCCCAGAACTTTCTGACCAAGCCTGACATACCTTTAAGCGGAGTGAACGAGCAAATAACCTGTCCATTTCTTGAAGCTGTTCTAACGACAAGCTCAGAAAAGGTTTCGTCTGGCGGTTGTTCGTCAAGTACCACCAAATCAAGCTCAAATCCTTGTAAATGACGTACTTGTTGTGTGTAGTTGGAGAAATATAACTTGCTTTTACCACCCGTAGAATGCCATACTTCCATAGCAAGCACGTTTTGACCATCTGAACGGATAGATTTAACGTCAATACATTCTCTAGGTATAGACCCAGAACCCAAGCGATAACTTTGTTTAATGTCATCGCAACCCAATAGCTTACTCTGTAGTGTTTTTGCAACTTGTTCCCAGGATTCACCTGCACACATAGCAATGATAGGGGACTCATATATCTTTCCTTTCCAATGCGGGGGATATCTTCCAGTTAAATGAAATGCAGTCTCATAGGTAGAAGCAATGGTTTTACCAGCTCTGTTGGCAGCAATCATTCCCCTGCGACTGAATGTTCTACCTAAATCAAAGAATTTAGTTTGGTAACTAAAAGGCTTAAACCATTTCATTTGGTTGTATTGCATATCTTCAGCAATTTTGTCTGCTGCAATACGCATTACATTGAGTTGATCTTTGTCTAACTCTTTTAGTTTCTTTTTACCACCCGCTAGGTTAATTAGATGCTTTAATGCTCTAGTTTTATATAGGGGTAGTACATAGTTACTGGCTTCACTTTTTGCCATACTTATCCCTAATATCTAGGAATATTTCTGCTGACATAGCAAGGTAATGAATTTCAAGCGCAGACATTGTGCCTATTTCTTTTTTAAGGAATTCAAAGATTTTACGGGCACAAAACTCCGCTTGATTACCCAAACGATTGTTAAAGTCTTCAGGGTCGTATTTCTCTATCAAGCCCAAGGATCAGCAATGTTCTTGGCAGAGACTGATTCAATGTTTTTATCAATCAAAGGCCAAATGTTTGCACCTTTTTCGCCAGTACAGTACATATATAAACCTCTGCCCTTTTCGGTCATAGATCCATCTTGTCTGCGTAACATGATTTCTTCTGTTCTTGGATCATCCCAAGAATATCTTTCAGGTACTGTTTGCCCGTATTTATTGATTCTTTCGCCTACTGCAACCATTTCAGTTGGACCCATAATTTGATATGTAATTACTCCACTATCATATTTACGGAACATAATCTGCACCTTCTTATCTGACTGCGGATGAGTCGGATGAGGCATATTAGTTGCATTGAAATGATGAATCTCAGATTCTTCTGGCGGAAGACTATCGCTCCTTGGAGGAGGAAATGGTTTCTTTTCATCAATAGGAATAATATCTTTCTTATCTACATACGGATTGTCTGTAGTAATAAAGTCTTGAGGTACTTTCTTTCCCTCTAAAGCATTTTTCGCTGCTAAATATTGTTCTTCTTTTGGTTTACCAATAAGATCAAGTGCAATACCTGTCTTATCGTAAACAAATTGAGATAATTCTTTAGCCGTAGGTAAATCAGCCTTTAAGGCATCAATATCATAAACATCCATTTCTATTCCCTTTATAAAACTTACTCTTTACGCATTTCTGCTTCGTACTTCTCTTTAGCTCTATCAGCATGATGATGTGCTAATTCGTTGTGCTCTTCAAGTCTTTCTTTCTCTGCATACCCTTGACCCATCCAAGATGCTGAATGGTGTGCATGATGTGCGCCTAAGTGTTCATGTTGCTTGCTTGCAGACTTAGTTAACTTATGAGCTAAAGCAGATGCTTCTTCAAAATGTTTACCACTAGCAGATTTATCATCTTCTTGGTTGTAATCATTTCCTACTGCTTTCTTTGGTTTTTCTTTAGAAGGAGGAATTGCGCCACCCATAGATCCAAAGAATGAATTGATTTTGTCTTGTGGTTTCATTTAGGTTGTAACCTTGCTTTATCTTTAGCAATTGTAAAAGATACTTTAGACCCTTTACGACCTGCATTAACATTGTTCATGTGTGGATCAGAGAAATCTTCGTATGCCAAAGCCTTATTAGCTCTTTTAGCAATAGATTCTCCGTGGGCATGATCTTCAGCAAAACCTTCTAACTTATTGTTAATAGATTTACTAACACCCTTAGACATTTGTTTACCACCGCTGATTACTTTTCCGTAGTTCATAGTAATCTCACTTTAGGAAGTTAGTACGATCTGAGTTCATATAACCATCATTATGAATCTTTCCATCATAAGGGGTTGGCTTGTGTAGCATTACTTTTTGGTGTCTACCATTTACAACATTAGTGTTACTTGCACTAGGAGCAGCTTGATGCCCTTTCTCATAGTGAGTAGAACCTTTTTTAATAGTAACGGCAGTTGCGCCAGTATCATGGCTCATGTGTACAGTGTTGTCTAAGCCACGCTTGACTGCGTGTTGTTTCATCAGCGTAGGAGCTTTATTACCAGAAGTGTAATTACTCATTTCTTTCCTTTAGGTTTACGTTTAGCTTCTGCCTCACGCTTTACCGAATACGCAATGGCTACGGCTTGAGACTCTTTTTTACCCGCTTCTCTTTCTTTAGCTACGTTTTTACCAAAAGCAGCCTTAGACTTTGATTTGATTAATGGCATTTATTTTACCTTAGATAAAGATTCCATGAAAGCATCTAATGCACCATCAACGTCAGTTTCTTCTTTTTGGGTGACGTTTTGTACATAGTCTACAGTAATTACAGGTGCTCTGCTAGATTCGTAGGAAGCCATCTTATCGGCTATCCTAGCCTTATCTTTGATATCTAGTTCATCACTCTGCATTGCTTCTATAAGGATCTCCATAGCCGTTTTAAGAGGCGGTAATCCTTTTTCTATTCTTTCAATATTTAGTTTATTAAACAAAGCACCATATTCTGTAGCCTTGTTAACAACAGAGTCTGCCTTTTTAGCAGTCTTAGTTGTTGGCAATTTCGATACCTTTGATACCATTTAAACCCTCCTTAGTTCTAATCCAAGCATAACTACCTGACACCTTAAATCCTCTTTTTTCGTGAATTCTCATAAATCCTGAGTAATCAGAACGTATAGAAGTACTACAAACAACAGGAATACCATTTTGATAAGCCCAGAGAATATGTTGATCAATCATAGCATTAATTAACTTAACCCGTGTCTTTGCAGGTAGGGCTAGGTCAACGTGGTGAAACTTAGCATTTGAGATCTCTTCATTAGAATATGTTGTATATCCGTAACGATCAAACCAACAGAATCCCAGTAGTTTGTCAGAGAATTCCCCAGTACCACTAATATTACCAACCCTTGCTACCGCCAGGAATTCTTTAGATCTATCAAAGATTTGTACTGTACTGGCAACAGTAACATTCTTTCTAAAGATATATCTTTCCGTAGTTAATATATCCTCTACTTCATCTCCAAATATATTGTCTGCCATATTAACAATATCTTCTACATCATGTAGGGGATGTGCCAAGCTCCATTCAATTTCCATATCTACCTCCTTTTTATTTAGTATACCAAATGTAATAAACCTATGATATAAACGACAGTTAATTCTTTACTTTAAGTTTATTATGATAAAACATACTGACGAAGAGATCCTCGAAGCATTTCAAAAACACGGAAGTGCTAAAGCAGTCGCAAGGTTCTTGAAAATAGATTTAAGAAATCTAGTCAGAAGAAAACAAAGAATGGAAGAAAAGGGGTTTGTAATCCCAACTGGTCATGTAGATTATCATAAGATAGAGAGAAAAATAGACCTTGGCATACTTAACGGATCAGTCGTAGTATTTTCAGATGCTCATTTTTGGCCTGGCATCCGTACTACTGCATTTAAAGGTTTACTATGGGCAATATCCACATTAGCACCCAAGGCAGTTATAGCCAACGGAGACATCTTTGACGGAGCTTCCATTTCCCGCCATGCCAGGATTGGTTGGGACAAAGCACCAAGCGTAATAGAAGAACTAAAGGCTTGTCAGGCTTGTATGTCAGAGATTGAAGAAGTAGCAAAAACTGCAAGACATAACGTCAAATTAGTCTGGCCTTTAGGCAACCATGATGCTAGGTTTGAGACTTATCTTGCTGCCAACGCACCTCAGTTTGAGCATACCGCAGGATTTAAGCTATCAGATCATTTTAATCTGTGGCAGAAGTGTTGGTCAGTATGGTTAAATGAGTCTGTAATCGTTAAACACCGCAATAAAGGAGGTTTACACGCTACCCACAATAATACGGCTCAATCGGGTGTATCAATGGTTACAGGACATCTACATTCTTTAAAAGTAACTCCATACGTTGATTACAACGGAGTGCGCTACGGGGTTGATACGGGTACTCTAGCCGATATATATGGTCCACAGTTTGAAAACTATTTAGAACAAAACCCTGTCAACTGGAGATCAGGGTTTGCCATTCTCACCTTTAAAAATGGTGTCATGTTAATGCCAGAATTGGCTATGGTGCATACCAAAGACACCATCCAGTTTAGAGGTGAAGTAATTAATGTAAAGCAGTACTAGACACAAAGTAACACATTAAGTAACCTAGCGGGGATTCTCACCCCGACCTTCCCTTTATCAATGGGATATTCTAAATATTAAATTACAAGGTTAA